AGATGTTGTTGAGACTACTGCTATGTCAGCAGTTGGAGCAAGAACTCGTACCTCTGGTCTTAAGGATCACTCAATTACTCTTGAACTAAATAATGACTTTGCTTCAGGAGCACTTGAGGCAGTCATCCAAGGAATCGGAATCGGAGAATTGGCTTCTCTTACTGTAAAGCCAACTTCAGCCGCAACCTCAACTACAAATCCAATTTACAAAGCAGATGGATCAGGATCAGGCGCAACAAAGGCTGGTCAGGTTCTTATCTCTGAGTGGACACCACTAAATGGTGCAGTTGGCGAACTCGCTACTGTTTCCGTTACATGGCCAGTCTCAGGTCAAATCGTAAGAGCGACTGTATAGTAAATCATGGCTAAATTAGTCTTAACGAATGTTCAGGTTCTTGTAGGACCATGTTACGCATTGAATAACTGCTTAGATATAGGTGGTCCTAATGATACTCCAGCATACGATATTAGTGAATGGGTATCAAATGTAACGCTTTCTACTACCTACGATATTTTTGAGACTACACAAGTAAACGACACAGCCAAGAAAAGAGTTCCTGGTCTTGCAGATAATCAAGTAACACTTGAATTACAACAAGACTTTGGATCTGGTGTCACAGATCTGGAATATGTAATGAACCAGCCTGGAAGCAGCAGTCTAATAGGAACAATTGGTAGAATGTTAATAAGACCAAGAAATCAAGCAACAAGTGCAAGCAATCCTCAGTACTATTTTGAAGTAGTATTTGCAGATTGGCAGCCTTTAAGCGGAAGTATCGGAGAATTATCTACGATTCAGGTATCTTGGCCTGTTAATGGTGTCATAAATAAATCATACACATAACCTTGAAGGGGTAAAAATATAATGGATGGACTAAGTATAAAGGTCAAAACAACAGATGGCAACGAAGGAATTTATTCTCTTCGTCCAAAGTCAATTGTTGCTTTTGAGCAAAAATTCAATAAGGGCTTTGCAAAACTTCTTAGCGAAGATCAAAAGTTGGAGCATGTCTACTTCCTTGCATGGGCAGCCATAAGGGACAGTGGAAAAGTTGTAAAGCCATGGGGTGATGCATTCCTTGCTGATCTTGAGGCAGTGGAGTTAGTATCTGACCCAAATTCAGAATCCACAGAGATAGCCTAACCTATACGGTAGCAATCATCTCTGTGGAGACTGGAATATCTCCAGTTGATTTGCTTGAAGCACCAGACGGTGTACTTGAAGCAATCGTTATTTATCTCAAGGAGAAATCCAAGAATGCGGGTAGGAAATGAGTATTGAAAATCGTGTAGTGGTAACTGGCCTTAAAGAAACACGCCAAGCACTACAAAAGTTTGACAAAGATGCAGTTAAGGCATTTGATAGAGTTCTAAACTCTGAACTCAAAAATGCTAAAGCAGATGCATTAGCCTTTGTTAAAACTGAACCACCACTTAGTGGATGGAATACTCAGCCTGCCCGCAATCCGAGAACTCGTGGAGGTGCTGGATGGCCTCAATGGGATCAAAGTATTATTAGGGCTGGAATTACAAGCAGTAAGGCTGAGGGCAGAGTTAGAAAAGATTACACTACCTCTGTTGGCTCATTAAAAAATAAATCTGCTGCTGGTGCAATATATGAATTAGCGGGAAGAACCTCAAGAGGAACTGGTACCTTTATTAGAAATATAGAAGGTAAGTTTGGAGATGCTTCTCGTATAGTTTGGAAATCTGTAGATAAAAACAGAGATAGATTTGAAAGAAATGTCTTAAGGGCATTGGATGATATGAAGGCAAGACTACAAAGAAATTTACAAAAGGAGCGTGACTAAACATGGCTACAGGTGCAGTTAAGGCCACGATCCTCTCTCAATATTCCGATAAAGGTTCTAAGCAAGCCCAAAAAGATCTTAACAAACTTAGCAAAAAGTTTGATCAGATGGGCAAAAGAGCATTTAAAGCGGCAGGTCTTGCTGCTGGTGCTTTCGGAGCATTGGCAGTTAAAATTGGTAAAGACTCAGTAAAGGCAGCCGTAGAGGATGCCAAGTCACAGGCATTACTTGCGAACACATTAAAGAATTCTCTTGGTGCTACAAATGATAGTATTGCTGCAGTTGAGGCTTATATTGAAAAGCAGCAAATGCTTACAAATGTTCAAGATACAGAATTAAGAGCAAGTTTTAGTAAATTAGCCATAGCCCTTGGAAATACAACTGATGCCATGCTCGTACAAGGTGTTGCCTTGGATGTGGCGGCAGGTACAGGAAAAGACCTCTCAGCAGTAACAGATGCAATAACAAAAGCAACTCAAGGTAATTTTACATCATTAAAGAAATTAGTACCAACATTAGATGAGAATATTGTTAAAAATAAAGATTTAGGTGCTGCCCTACTATATTTAACAAATACATATAAGGGTTCAGCAAAAGAATTAGCAAAAAAGGATCCAATAACAGCCCTGTCAATTGCATTTGATGAACTAAAAGAGAAAATAGGAGCAGCACTACTTCCTGCATTTATTCAATTAGCCGAATATATGAAGAGCAATGTTATTCCTCAAATTGAACTATTCTTGGGAATGAATGAAACAAGAATTAGATCTGCTCTTGAAAGTGCTGTTGGAAATATCAAAGAAGTAGTACAAGCCTTTACAAATATTTATAATGTTATTAAAAATATTAATGATATTCTTCCATTTGGAATTGCTGGATGGATTCAAATTGGTGTTGCCCTTGCTTTTGCCACTAAATTAGGAATGCTTTATAATGCAGCAATTTCTCTTCTTGCTGTAGTTACAAAAGCAGGATCAGCAGCACTTTTAGAGGCTGCAGCAGCAGCACGAGTAAACGCAGCATCACAAGGAGCAAATGCAGTCGGAAGCGTCCTTGCTGCACAAAAAGTTGCATTACTTATTGCAACAATAAGAGTTTACATAACAGAAACTTATGCCTCAATATCAAGTCAATTATTACTTAATTCGGCAATGGTTAAAGGTGCAGGTGCAGCCACTGCTTTCAATGTTGCTCTTTTAACAGTTAAAGCAACGCTTATGACAATGTGGGCATTTGTAAGAAAGTTTGCAAAGCAAATTGGACTTCTTATATTAGCACTTGGAGCAGTTGCTACAATTGTTGATAAGATATTTGGTAAAGATAAAATTACTATTTCTGCTCAAGCAAGAGAAGCAGAAGTTAGTATGTACAGGGCTGCCATTGCAACAGAATCTATGGACGATGCTCTTAATAAATATAGAGAAACACAAGCAGCAGTAGTTAAAAAGACTCAAGAAGAAATTGACGCAGAGAAAAGACTTGCACAACTTAAGGCTCAACAAGCAAAATTAGATAAAGAGCGGGCTGCTGCTCAGGCTATTAAAGATAGAATTGCTAAGAAGTTTGGTGTAAAATTAACTGATCCTGAAACACAAGCAAGAATTGATGCCAGAGCCATAGAGTTAAATCTCATCCGAAGCAAGAAAAATGCTGAAGCAGAGATAATGAAGCAAACTCAAATCCTAAAAGATTTGAATAAGGCTGCTCTTGAAGAAGAAATCAAATTAAGAGAACGCATTAAAGATATTCTTCAGGCATATTCTGATGATCAGAAGGTAGACCAAGTAGAAATTGCAGCACTTGCAAAACTTTGGGGCACAACTGCTGATGCAGCAGAATTATATGTAGACCAAATCATAGCAGTTTCTGATAATAAGATTAATGATGCTGAAATTACTAACCTTGCAGCAATGTGGGGAATTTCAAAAGACCAGGCTGGTAAATATCTTGACTTCCTAAAAGTAGTAAGTGATGGAAAGATTTCTGATGCAGAAATAAGAAATCTTGCTACTAAATGGAATATGACTATTAAGGAAGCACAGCAATATGCTGACTTCATAATAGCAGTCCAAGACAGAGAATTAAATGATGCTGAAGTTGAAAGACTTAAAGATAAATGGGGATTGACCAATGAGGAATTAACTGCTTATATTCTTGGTATTGGTGCACCTGTTAAGTATCAGGGAACTATTCTTGATCCCGCTTCAATTGATAAATTAACAGCAGCATGGAATGCAGCATTAGCAGCACTTAATAAGTATAAGTCAGCACTTGGAGGAATTCCTGGTGGTACTCCTGGCGGAACCCCTGGCGGAACGCCTGGTGGCACTCCTGGTGGCACTCCTGGAGGTACTCCTGGTGGAACACCTGGTGGTACTCCTGGCGGTACTCCTGGTGCTGGTGGCAACAATGGTCTTGGTGGCAGTGTAACTGATTCAGCAGCAGCAGCAAGAGCATATGCAGAAGCAAAAGCAAAAGGTGATATGGAAGCAGCAGCATTGGCTGCAGCAAAAGTTAGTCCAAGTGTTTTAGCAGCAGCAGAATCTGGAGCAATTGGTGCAGCATCAATAGCAGCACAATTAAAGGCAGCAGAACAAGCCTTACAAAATGAAAAAATTATGAATACCTACGCTGCTTTCAAGGCTAAAGAAGCAGCAGATGCAGCAGCAGCAGCCTCTACTTCTACATCAATGTCAGATGCAGCAGCAGATGCAGCCGAAAGAGCAAGATTTAGAAACATGATAAGTAGCGGAACATCTTCTGCAGGCTCAAGTATTTCTGGTGGAAATCTAATGGCTGGAGGAAATGTAAATGTTACCGTTAATGTTGCTGGATCTGTAACTGCAGAACAAGATTTGGTACAAACTGTTAGAAATGGTCTTTTAGCAGCACAGTACAACGGTAATCAAATTAACCTGCAGGCGGTATAAAATGTTGCCACAAATAGGTGTCTCAATTGACTTTGCAAACGGAGCATCATTTGCTTATCCTTTGATATTAGATGATCTTGCATTCGGACATTTAAATGAACAAGTTTTAGCAGATAATCCTGCTGACATTGTTGAAATTACTGACCAAGTAATGAGAGTATCTACTCGTAGAGGCCGTAACCGTTTATTGTCTAACTTTGAGGCTGGAACTGCGACGGTAGTTATAAATGATCCAAATGGTGATTTTAACCCTCAGAATCCATCATCACCATATACAAATAAATTATTGCCATTGCGTAAAATTAGAATTTGGGCAGATACACCTTACCAAGGAGATACTGTAAGAATTTTCTTATTCTCAGGATATATTACTTCCTACGATACAAGTTTCTATCAAGGTGTAGATTCAACTTCTACAGTGACATTACAATGTATTGACGGATTCCGCCTTCTAAATAATGTTTCTACAGGTACCGCTCCAGTCCCAGGATGTTCGGCAGGCGAATTATCTGGAAATAGAATTCAACATTTATTAGATTTTGCTGGATGGCCTGCTTCTATGAGAGCAATTAATCCTGGTCATTCAACAATGATGGCAGATCCTGGTGGAAATAGATCAATATTACAGGCTATCCAAACAGTAGAACAATCTGAATTTGGTGCATTTTATATATCAAGACAAGGTGATGCCAGATTCATAGATCGTGAATTAGTAACCTTGTTAGCAGACTATACGGCAAGATATTATTCTGATCAGGCACTTCCTGGAACTTTGTCTTATGTAAATCTTGACTTTGCTTATGATGATCAATTAATTCTTAACGATGTTACGGTAACAAGATATAATGATAATATAGGTCCTGCACCAGTGCCTCAAACAATTATCAGCCAAGAAAGTATTGATACATATTTCCGTAAGTCTGGTCAAAGAAGCGATATATTAGTTGAGACTGACCAAGAAGCAAATGATCAGGCAAGAACAATTGTTGCTGGTCGTAAAGATGCAGAACTTAGAATTGATTCTATGACTGTTGATATTACTGGTGAGACTAATGAAGAAAATGCAGTTGTTAATTTAACATCTGACATTTACTCATTGGTTATTATTTCAAAACAAATGCCTGGTAATAGTAGTATAAGCAAAGAATTGTTCATTCAGGGAGTTCAGCATGATATTACTCCAACTGCTTGGACAATGAAATTACTTACTGCAGAACCAATCATTCAAGCACTAATCCTTGATTCTCCAAGTCAAGGAGCACTTGATATTAACACTTTATCATACTAACATAAGGAGAAGAATATGCCTACAGGCAGTCCAAACGCTGGTTACAGAACCTTTAACACAGGCGATGTACTAACAGCAGCACAGGTTCAGTACAACCTGCAGAATCAGTCAATCATGTACTTTGCGTCTGCTGCAGCGAGAGATGCTGCCCTAACAGCAGGTATTGTTCAAGAAGGTATGTTTGCATATCTGGCTGATACAAATACTACAGTCTTTTATGATGGGACTACATGGCAATCATTTGGTACTGGCGATGTAACAGGCCTAACAGCAGGTACTGGAATTACCATTACTAACCCATCTGGCCCTGTCCCAACTATCGCACTATCAACTGGTGCAACTCTAACATCACCAAAAGAACTAATTGAAATTGTTAATGCTGGATCAACAGGATCTATTGATATTGATACCTTAACAGCATCTGTTGAATATTACAATGTTAATGCAACAGGTCCTTTTACATTAAATGTTCGTGGTGATGGTTCTACTACCTTAAATTCATTGATGGCTATAGGAGAACAAATCTCTGTTGTTTATCTTAATAAGAATGGTGCTACACCATACTACCCAACATCGTTTAGCATTGATTCAGTAGCACAAACACCTCTTTGGTTAGGTGGAACAGCACCTTCAGCAGGAAATGCTAACTCAACAGATGTTTATGTTTATACAATTATCAAAACAGCAGCATCAACATATACAGTTTTAGCATCACAAAGCAAGTTTGCTTAATATTTAATAAAGGGAGTAACAGTGAGTCCATTACAGCGTTTTCCAAGTGGCATAGGTGTACATCTTAGAGTAGTTCCTGCACCTGTGACTCCAGTAACACCCCCTGTAACGCCTGTTGCACCTCCTGTAACGCCTGTTGCACCTCCTGTAACGCCTGTTGCACCCCCTGTAACGCCTGTTGCACCTCCTGTAACGCCTGTTGCACCTCCTGTAACTCCAGTTGCTCCTCCTGTAACTCCAGTTGCTCCTCCTGTAACTCCAGTGGCACCTCCTGTAACTCCAGTGGCCCCACCAGTTACACCTGTGGCTCCTCCAGTTACACCTGTGGCTCCACCAGTTACACCAGTAGCACCACCTACTACTCCTATAACTGTTTATTGGGCAACAGGATGCTGTCGTGGTACTCCAAACAATACTCAAGTATATGGATATAGCACTAATCCATTTAATGGTGCTACTCAAGCATTAGATAATTTGTATGATGCATGTGGTGGATTACCTGGAGTTGTTGAAAACATTCAACAAGGTACATATACTGATCCACCAAACATCAGCAATGTTCCATCAATCAACTGTACTCCTGCACCAGTGGCACCTCCAGTCACACCAGTTGCGCCACCAGTCACACCAGTTGCACCTCCTGTAACGCCAGTGGCTCCACCTGTTACTCCAGTTGCGCCACCAGTTACACCTGTGGCACCTCCTGTGGCACCTCCAGTGGCTCCGCCTGTGGCTCCTCCTGTGGCTCCACCAGTGGCTCCACCAGTGGCTCCACCAGTGGCTCCTCCAGTTGCTCCGCCTGTGGCACCTCCAGTTGCACCAGCATTCACAAGATGGACATGTTCATACTATGAATGGTGGGAAGGTTATGGAGACTGTACATATGCTGGAGACTGCGGTATGCCATACAATAACGGATTGGCAGGTTGTGCATAATGCTGAACTTACAAAATAATGAAGGATATGATAAACTATGAGTATGCTAACTGATTTAGATATATTATGGCAAAACGAATGGCATCCATTTGAGCATAC